GTGTTCGGGTCAATATCAATCATAATTCGGCGGAATCATCTTCGGGAATCGGAACTTCTTTGATGTAGTGTGAAGCCCATGCGAATGAAGCGACCATCAGGGCGCAAAGCCAAAGGCATTCGGCGAATATCACGGCGAAAGTCAAGGACAATGCCCACCACATGAAAATCGCACGTTGGCGCGGGGTCAGGTCTTGACCACCCGCAATCTCTTTGAGGTAATATTTTATCTTGTTCATTGTTGCGAAATTCTTTTAGAAGTAAATGAAATCAACTTCGGATTCGTTGCGCGTCCGGCGGGCGCGGATGGTTCTTGTCGTGCGGGTGCTTGTGCGCATTGTCCGGCAATAATCCTGATGGTCGATTGCGAACACTTGCGGAGTAAGAAGCATCAGGAACACCCCGGCGATTATCTTGCGTTTAAGCGGCGACAAGTCAAAGGAAATGTGAAAGGTCGTGCAAAACCACCACGCGCACAATTCATTGATTTTTTGACACCCGATTTTTGCATATATGTTCCGGGCATGATTTTCAACGGTACGTTCCGAAATGAAAAGGCGGTTGGCAACATCTTTCTTGCTTGCGCCCCAAGCGAACAATTCGGCAATTTCGGATTCGCGTTTGGTAAGGTTTGCAATTTCCATCAGTCAATCCCCCAAACCTCTTTGATGCCGTATTCGGCGAAAACACTTTCAACGGCGCGGGCTTCGGAAATCTTCGGTTCGACTTCTCCTTTCAGGCGTTTGCCCCAAGCGGCGCGGGTGGTGATGTTAAGTGCCGCCATCAGCTTGTCGCGGCATTCGGCAAGGTCGCCATTCTTGACTTGCGACCATCCTTTCAGGAATGAAAAGTTTTCTTTGCTCATATTTGGGTGATTAAGCGGGGCGGCATTCACCGCCCCGGCGGTTATTACATACATTTGGGGAGTTCGTGCGACTTCATGCGATGTCCGGCAAGAATCAATGTTGCGATTTCCATGTTGAAAGACCGGGCAACCGTTCCGGGGCATCCGTGGTTAATGGTCGGCGACCAATAGGTGATGCACACGCCCGAACCATCG